TCCGTGGTATCTAGAGATAGATGACCTTATTGAGCCAACAGAGGTAAGATCAAGAGCAAACCAGAGTGGCCCATTTACTCAGGTTTGGAACTTAGACACAGACCTTATGTATGAGCCTGTTAATAATCCAGAGGTAGGTTGGCCAGTAACAAGACTATTAGCCATTCAGACATATGTGTTTCCTTACTTCTTTCCTCAAACAGTTAAGGTAACTGGAGTTTGGGGATGGTCTTCAATTCCTTACGAAGTAGAATTAGCCTGCAAGATTCAGGCATCAAGATTGTTTGTTAGAAAGCAATCTCCATTTGGTATTGCAGGATCTGTAGAACTAGGAACAGTTCGTTTAAGTTCTCGTCTAGATCCAGATGTTGAGATGCTTCTAAAGACATATCGCAGAAACTTTGGATTGGCATACTAATGGCTATTTCCAATATTAATGGTGTAAGAGATGCGTTGAAGGTTAATCTTCAAACAATTCCAAGATTAAGAATATATGACTTAATCCCAGATGTTATCGTTCCACCATGTGCAGTAGTAGGGCAACTAGATTTCACATTTGACATTGACAACCAAAGAGGTCTGGATCAGGCCTCTGTTGATGTATTTGTGATTGTTCAAAGAATATCAGAAAGAACAGGACAAGAAAAACTTGACAACTTCCTGGCTGGTAGCGGAAAAGGTTCAATCAAAACTGCTTTAGAGTCAGACAGATCGTTAGGTGGTCTTGTTAATACACTTAGAGTTATTAGTGCAGAAAGTGGCACATATACTACTGGTGATCAATCTTTCTTATCATATCGCTATAACCTCACAATTTGGGGCTAAGGAGAAGCAATGGAATATACAGTAATCTCAAACAAGAAAGTTTGCGGTAAGGTAAAAGATGAAAAACTTACCAGAGATGATATACTTAGTGCAGGAGGAAGCGTAGAGCATCTTCTTGCAGCAGGTCATATTGTAGCCGCAAATGCAGGATCAGTAACAAAAGTAACACCAGCAGTAAAAGAAGCACCAAAACAGGATTTTTCTTTTGAAGAAAACCCTGCATTTCAACTAGATAACTCAGAAGGAGAAGAATAATGGCAGTTATAGTATTAACAGATGTTAGTGTAGAAATTGGTGGAGTAGATCTTTCAGATCACATTGCATCAATCAGCCTTGCATCAAACGCAGACGCAGTTGAGACAACAGCGTTTGGAACATCAGGGGCTAGATCACGAGTTGGTGGTCTAAAAGACAACTCAATTACAATTGATTTCCACCAGGACTTTGCTGCAACTGAAGTAGAAGCAACAATTTATCCTTTGATTGGAACACTAACAAATGTTGTTGTTAAGCCAACATCAGGAGCAATTTCTGCAACTAATCCAGCATACCTAATGAATGGTGCATTGGTTGGCGGAGAGCAAGCAGGACAGGTTCTTGTTACAGAATGGACTCCAGTAAATGGTGCAGTAGGCGAATTAGCAACTGCTTCAGTTACATGGCCAATCTCTGGTGCAATCGTTAAGGATGTAACTCCTTAATATGTCCAAATTAGTCTTAACTAATGCGTATGTCAGATTTCAAGGTGTTTATGATTTGAGTGATCATATCGCAAGCATCTCGTTGGCGACTGTGCATGACATTATAGACACAACACAATTTGGAGACATTTCAAAACGAAGAATTGCAGGTCTTGCAGACAACTCTGTAACTTTTGAGTTTCATCAAGATTTTCAGGCAGGCTCAGTAGAGTCAGTAATCTACCCTCTACTGGGCACTGCCGTTCTTTGTGAAGTAAAACCAGTAAATGGACCCACTTCAGCGTCAAATCCTTTATACAGTTTCCAGGTTTTGATCTCAGAGTGGACTCCGCTTAATGGTGCAGTAGGAGATATATCCACGGCAACGGTGCAATGGCCAATCTCTGGAGATATATTTAAAACACCTTAACCTAGAAAAGGGGCAATAAAATGGATGGACTATTTATAAAGATTAAGACAAACGACGGAGAATCAGGAACATATCCTCTTCGTCCAAAGTCACTTGTTGCATTTGAAAACAAGTATAACAAAGGATTCGCTAAGTTGCTGACAGAAGATCAGAAGTTAGAGCATATCTACTTCCTGGCTTGGTCTGCATTGAAGGATAGTGGAAAAGTCGTTAAGCCATTTGGGGACGCATTCTTAGACACACTAGACAGTGTGGAACTAGAGACTGACCCAAATTCAGAATCCACAGAGACAGCCTAACATATTCGTTAGCAATGATTTCTGTGGAGACAGGCATATCTCCGCTTGACCTTATAGAAGCACCAGATGGTGTACTTGAGGCAATGGTGATATATTTAAAGGAACAATCTAAAAAGCAAAGGAACATATAAAATGGCAAAAGATACAATAGTGCTAATTGGTGTCACAGACACTATAAAGGCATTAAAGGCTTTTGACAAAGATGCAGTTAAGAGTTTTAATAAAGTTATTAACTCTGAACTGAGAGTTGCTAAAAAAGATGCACAAGGATTTGTTCAAGCAAAACCACCACTTAGTGGATGGAGTACTAAACCTGCGGTCAAGCCACGCACCAGAAATGGTGCTGGCTGGCCTGCATGGGATCAGAGCGTTATTAAAGAAGGAATCTCATCCTCAAAAGCAGAGGGTAAGGTAAGAAGAGATTACACAACCTCAGTAGGAGCATTAAAGAATAAATCTGCTGCAGGTGTTATTTATGAATTGGCTGGAAGAGAAAACAAAGGTGCAGGTAAAAATAAGTTTATCAGCAACCTTGAGAAGAGAGAATCACAAGCCTCTCGTTTAGTCTGGAAGTCAGTTGATAAGAACAAAGACAGGTTTATTACCAATGTTGAAAGAGCATTTAAAGATGCTCAAGCAGCCTTACAAAAACAATTAGATACAAGGAGAGTATAAAAAATGGCAGTTGGAACAGTTATAGCCCGTATTGCCTCTCAGTATTCTGATAAAGGCTCAAAAGCAGCACAAAAAGACTTAATGAAACTTGGTAAGCAATTTGATGCTTATGCCAAGAAAGCAACTAGAGCAGTAGGTCTTGTAGCAGTCGCTGCAGCCTCAGCAGCAGCAAAGATTGGTAAAGATTCAGTCATGGCTGCATCTGATGTTGCTCAGCAGTTTGGTGCTTTGGAAGCAGTATTTGGAGAGAATGCAAAGCAACTAAAAGACTTCTCAGAGTCAATGGTTGAATATGGATTATCAACAGCAGACGCTGCTCGTTATGCAGCCTTGCTTGGTACCCAACTTAAGGGCTTGGGCATGGAAGAATCAGATGCCATTGCTCGTACAAAAGAATTACAGATTTTGGCTGCAGATTTAGCAGCAACTTATGGTGGAACCACTGCAGATGCAGTAGCAGCACTCAGTTCAACATTCAAGGGTGAGTATAACCCAATTGAGCGTTATGGTGTTGCTATTAGAAAGTCTGACATTACTGCTAGACTTGCAGAGCAAGGCTTAAAGGGATTAACTGGTGAAACACTAAAGGCAGCAGAAGCCCAGGCTGCATATGAACTTATCATGCTTAAAACAACTGCTGCTCAAGGGCAGTCAAAGAGAGAATTTAATACTCTTGCTGCACAACTACAAAGACTTAGAGCATCATACACAAATATCACAGCCTCTCTTGGAGAAGCACTTCTTCCTGTTATTCAGGAGTTTGCACAATATGTTTTAACAACTGTTGTTCCAAGAGTTCAGCAATGGGTTCGTCTTAATAGAGATGAACTTTCAAAGACACTGCGAGACATGGTTGAAATATTTAAAGATTTCATGATTGCTGGTGGAAAGTTCCTAGAGTTCCTAATCAAGTATAATGATGCTGTAAAGATTCTTACTATTTCTGTTACTGGTCTGGCTGTTTCTTTTAAACTTGTTGCTCTTTCTGCTGGTCTTGGTGGTATATTAAAAGTAGTTGGAAAGATTAGCAAAAGATTAGATAAAACCAAGATGCATTCAGGCCTAGTGAACGGCTCTATGAGTACATTGAAGGGTCTGAGTAAAGTTGACTATGCAATTGCAGTAGTTCTGAATTCATTTAAAAAGATCAACGCCAAGTCTGTCTTTGCAGGAATTGCCAAAAATTGGAAGGGCGTTCTAAAGACTGTTGGTAAAAAGAGTCCGTGGATAACATTAGGTCTATACATAGATCAAATTGCTAAGTTCTTCTATGAGCAAATTCCAGGAGTTAAATTTGTTTGGGACTGGATCTTTGCCTATGGTAAGAGAAGAATCACAGAGGCTATAGATAACTTTAAGGATAACTTTAGATTCCTTGGACCATTGATGGAGAAGGTAAAGCCACTATGGGACGGTTTCTATAAATATGCAACAATGATCTTAGGCAAGATTGTAGACTCATTGAGAAACACTTGGCTTGGAAAACTTCTTGGTTTTGGTACTGAAATAAAGCCTAAGATAACTTTATCTGCTAACGCACAAGCAGTAGAAGACTCAGTTCAAGCAGCATTAAAAAAGACCCAGACGATGGATGATGCTCGTAATGCTTACTTAACAAAGCAGGAAAAGGCTAGAATAGCAGCAGCACTTGCTGAACAAAAAAAACTTGAAGCACTTGAGAAGAAGAATGCTGCAGCCCAGGCTAGAAGAGATGCAGCAGAGGCTAAGAGAAACTCAGTATTAAACAGTCTTAAGAAACTTGGCGTAAAGATTACAGACCCTAAGACTGGAAAAGGAAAAAGCATAAAAGGAATTACTCCATTTGGTAGCCTTGAGCCTGATATGCAAGAAGCCATTCAGTTCCAAGCAGCGTACCTATTGCTCATCAAGCAAAACAACATTGCTGAAGCAGAAAGAGTAAAGAGAATTGCTGAAGGAAAGAAATCAACTGAAGAAGCAACTAAGGCATTAGAAAAGTATCGTGACATTCTTCAAGCCTTAGCAGATAATAAGATATCTTCTGAAGAAGTTGCTATCCTTGCCAAGAAATGGGACATGACCACTCAGCAAGCAGCATCATATATCATTACAGCCCTTTCTGTAAACAAAGAAGGCGTAGTAACAACAGGTGCAGTTGATGCACTTGCTACTGCTTGGGGTTCAACAAAAGATCAGGCAGAAAAATATCTTGACTTTGCTTTAGCATTATCAGACAATGTTCTTAGTGATGCTGAGATTGCTAAACTCCAAGAAAAATGGGGATTAACAGAAAAGCAAGTAAAACAGTACGCAGACTTTACACTTAAGATTGCTGACTATAAGATTGATGATACTGAAATCAATGACTTAATGAAGAAGTGGGGATTAACCAAGGATGAAGTCCTCAACTATGTTAAGCAAATAGGTGCTCCAGTTTCATACAATGGAAATCTTATCAACCCTGCAGTAGATGCAGAAAAGAAATGGAAGGATGCTCTTGCAGCCCTTCTTGCTTATCAAGCAGCCCTTGCAGGTAAGGCAACAACCACAGTAATTCCTCCAGTAGTTACTGCTCCAAAAACTGGTGATCCCAAAGTAGTAGATCCTGTATTAGGTGGATCAAAGACAGATTCAGCAGCAGCAGCGTCTTCTGCAGCATCAGCGATTGCATATGCAGTGGCAAAAGCAACAGGAGATGCAACAGGAGCAGCGTTAGCAGCAGCAGGAGTTACTCCAAGTGCCCTAGCATCACAAGAATCTGGAGCAATTGGTGCAGCATCTATAGCAGCGCAATTAGCAGCAGCAGAGAATGCAGTAAAGATAGCGTCATCATTAGCAGCATTTAAGGCTAAAGAGGCAGCAGATTTAGCAGCATCTCAAGCAGCAGCAAGAACAATGGATTATGATGAAAGATCTAAATTTAGATCAATGACTCTAGCCAATGCATCAGGTATTGACGGTTCAGGTTCTTCTGGTAACACACAAATTACTTTGAATGTTGCAGGAACAGTAGTTACTAAAAATGACTTGGTTCAAGAGATTAGAACTGGACTACTTGCTGCTCAGCAAAATGGCCAGGGATTGACACTAGAGGCAATATAAAATGTCAAAACCAAGAATTGGTGTATCAATTAACTTTGAAGATGGTCCAGCATTTGGTAATCCATTAATATTAAATGATATCTTAACACCTCTTGATACAGGTATTCTTGCAGATGCTCCATCAGACATTGTTGATATTACAAACATGGTGTACAGAGTTTCTACTCGTAGAGGTCGTAATCGTATTCTTTCTAACTTTGAGGTTGGAACTGCAACGGTAACATTATTTGATCCTAATTCTTGGTTTTCACCATCTAATACATCGTCACCATATTATGGCAAATTAGTTCCATTGCGTAAAATACAGATATGGGCAGATATTGAATTGGCTGGAGTTGATTATAGATTCTATATATTCTCAGGATATATTACTGCATACGATACTGGATTCTATCAAGGAACGAATGAAACGGCATCAGTAACTCTAGAATGTGCTGACGGATTCCGTCTTTTAAATAATGTTTCTACTGGAGTTCCTCCAGTGCCAGGATGTACAGCAGGACAACTGTCTGGTGTTAGAGTTGAAGAACTTCTTGACTTTGCAGGTTTCCCAGGATCAATGAGACAAATTGAACCAGGCAATTCTACAATGCAGGTAGATCCAGGAGGAGCCAGAGCAATTCTTGCTGCAATTCAAACAGTAGAACAATCTGAGTTTGGTGCATTTTATATGTCACCAATTGGTGGAGCAAAGTTCTTATCTCGCACAACAGTCAGTCAGTTAGCAGATGCTCCAAAAAGAACATATTCTGACACTGGTGCTCCAGATACAATTCAATACTCAAATCTTGATTTTGCCTATGATGATCAACTTATTCTAAATGATGTTACGGTTACAAGAGTTGGTGGAACTCCTCAAAGAATTGAAGATGCTCCAAGTATTGCTAGATATTTTAGAAAATCAGGTCAAAGAAGCGATATTTTGGTTCAAACAGATCAAGAAGCAAATGACCAAGCAAGAACTCTAGTTGCTGCTCGTAAAAATGCAGAACTTAGAATTGAATCTATGACTTTAAATCTGTCTGAGGCAGATGCAGTTGCTAGAAATGTGGCTGCATTGAGAGCAGATATCTATACATTGGTTAATATTGAGAAATCAATGCCTGGTGGATCTACGGTTATTCGTGAATTATTTATTCAAGGAGTCCAACACGATGTGACACCAACAACTTGGATAACTAAACTGCTTACAGCAGAGCCAATTATTCAGGCCTTCATTCTAGATGCAGGTCCTCCAAATGATCCTAACTCACAAGGAGTACTTGGATTAATGAGTCCAGTTCCAAATAATAACACTCTATCATACTAGATTCAAGAAATCAATGTATAATAGCATTAAGAGATCCACCTAACCAAAATGCACTATCATACTAAAGGAGAAAAAGATGCCAATAGGTAGTCCAAATGCAGGATATCGCACATTCAATACAGGCGATGTTTTAACTGCAGCACAGGTCCAGTACAACCTGCAAAATCAAACAATCATGTACTTTGCCAACGCTGCAGCAAGAGACGCTGCTCTACCAGGAGGAACTGTACAAGAGGGTATGTTTGCCTACCTTGCTGATACTAACACTACAGTTTACTATGATGGTGCTGCATGGCAGTCATTTGGCACTGGAGATGTTACTGGCTTAACTGCTGGTGCTGGTATTACAATTACTAATGCTTCAGGACCTGTACCAACAATTGCTATCTCAACAGGAGCAGCCCTTACATCACCAGAAGAAACAATAACTCTTTCTGCTGTAGCAGCAACTGGAGCAATAA